AGTGCCATATCCCGCTGTAATAGTGATCTCCTTATTGGCTTTCAGTTTTCCGATAGTCGTTTTGGATAAGTTGTAAATGATGATCTCCGCTTCATTGGCTTCGGTGTCATCGTCAAACGGGACAGTGAACTCAATATCCAGCTCATTGTCGATGGTCAGTCCGTCGGTCTGGATTTTCACCACACGCCCAAACTGACCTCCTGGTTTTTTATCAGAGGAAGCAAGGCTGGTTTCCCAGCCCTGCATCGCCTGTATCATAGAGGATATCTTTTCGTTTTTCTGGCTTTCAAAGATGGTTTCAGATACCTTATTCATCGGCATCCCCTCCCTCATCCTCGATGGTCAGGAATACCGTTTCGCCAAGGTTCTCGAAATTGACCGTTTCTTCTACGCCATTGGGCGCTTGCGGGATGATCTCAACTGCCGGGAAAGTCCCCGGCTGGTATACATCCGCAAAGAGCGTTCTTCCCATGACGATCAATTCAGAAGCAACCAGCTCATCATCCTTATACAGCGCAGCGGTGAACATATCAGCTGTTTTGTTATAGTCGATATACAGTTCAAACCACTCATCAGCCAGAAGGATATTGAAAGAATAAGGGACAAGCTCTTTGTTGACTTCGATAATATCACGCACAGCGCTCACCTCTTTCCTACGACCAGCTTTTTGCCGATCTGGAGTGTTCTGAAATCACCTCTGCGACTAAATGCGCTTTGATTTTTCTGCATCACCCAATCGCAAGCACTGTATTTCTTGCCATTGATAGCGGGACGGTTCAGGTTCTTGTAAGGAGCTTTGTTGGATGCGACTAACGCCCACACGGTATCACCTTTCTTGACCTTGTGATAAACCCAAGTCTCTTTGCTCTGCTTTTTGACCTGTTGCGTACCCGTCTTTTTGGTCTGGCTTTTCGTTTTATTGGAGGCGGTTGCCTTGTAAGAAGTAGCAGCGACCCGGATTTCTTTCAGGGTCATGGAAAACTCACAGCCGCCCCAGATATTGTGCGGATGCCCGGTGGACAATTCGGTAATCAGACAGTTTGACATGGTATTGCGCCCTGCATAGCTACAAAGCACTCCGGTAGTGTGCATCTGCCTGATTTTTGCCACAACGCTTGCGGCATTCTTGCCCACGATCTCGCCGGTAATGGAAATCGTAATACCCTTACGCTTCACATGATCGGTGATCTCGATACCTGTTTCAACCGGGTGTTCCGTAACACTGACACCATGAGTTACATCTTCATTCTCAACAAAGATATAAAGACCGTTTATCGTTGCCATGCTTTACACCTCCGTCAGTCTGGGCGATGTGCGTTCCATGCTGTCGAATGTCTCTTCCATCGCTTCTTTGACCCATCTTTTGATTGTGCGCTCGGTAGTTCTATCAACTGTACCGCTCATATTCAAAGTGAAGGAGGGGTTATAGTTGTTGTTGTGTGTCGAGCCAGCGCCCGAAACAGGCACAGAACTTGCCGGAGCATAAACAGGCAGCCGCAGCCGAGGAAAGCCGACGCCGCCCTCATAGCCAACGCCACGATAGGCCTTTTCCAGCGAACCATAACGAGCCATAGCATAACGCACAGATGCCAGGATGTTACTCAGCGGATCGTAGATGTTGGAAGCATACCCCTTTCGAGCATAAGCCCTGAATGTAGGATCAATGACCTGCATCAAGCCCTTAGAAGGTGTACCCTTCTTGGCGTTGCTGTCCCAATTATTGATCGCTCTGGGATTGCCGCCGCTTTCGGTCTGCATCTGGTACAGAGTGCGCTTGATATTGGCTGCGCTGTGCTGGCCTTCCATCTTCAAGGCATTGGCAACGGTAGAACGCCACTGTTCCACGCCCTTGGAGGGTTCGTAAGAACCAAGGCTCTTTCCTCCGAACTTATCGAACAAGCCCTTGACCCAATCGCCAATGTAACCCTTGGCCTTGTTAATCAAGCTCTTGCCGACATCCAGCGCATAACCGCTCATACCCTTGAAGCTGACGAACTTCTCGATCAGCTTGCCAGCCAAGCCCTTCACATTATCGAAGAAACTCCAAATATCCCAATCACCAATACCGCCAGCATAATTGAAGGTCGGGCCGCTCTTGCCCATCAACTGAGCAGTACGTTGTGCATCCAGAACCTTCATTCCTTTCGGAGCATTGGGGATGCCGACATTTCTGCCTTTCGGGATAATGGTGCGTCCATCGGGGAACTGAACCAATTCAGCGCCCCGGCCATCATTGACGATAGCATTACCGCCCGGATGACCGTTCGTTCCTCTTGCGTAAGGCTCCCAGTGACCGAACTTCTTGTCAGAACCGACCTTTTCAAGCACCCAGTTCGCACCGTCGATCAGTTTGTTCACGGGTGTTGCGACATTCTGAACCGTCTTTTTCCAGATGTCAGAGAAGAAGTCCTTGATGCCGCTCCAAGCAGATTTCACATCGTCTACTGCCTTTTGAAAGGCATCAACGATTTTGGTCTTGACATCAGATACCTTGTCGGTGATATTGTCCCACAAGCCGCCGAACCACTTTTTGACCGGATCAACCACCGTGGATTTGAACCAGCTACTTACCTTGCTCCAAGTTTCCTTGATTTTGTCCCAGCATTTTTTTCCGGCTTCTTTTACCTTGTCCCAATTTCGGACAAGCAGGATGATGACAGCAATCAAGCCAACGATAGCCGCTACAATCCATGTAACAGGACAGGCCAACATGGCAGCATTGAAACCAAATTGAGCTGCTGCGGCAATAGTCTGAACGGTCTTGACCACCTTCATAACGGCGTTATACGCTCCAACTGCGATTGACACGACCTTAACAGCCGCACCGAAAATCAGAAAAGCACCGCCCACAGCGATGACTACTTCTTTGATCTGCTCGAAATGATCCTTGCACCAACCGACCACCTTGGAAATGCCATCAAACACGGTTTTTACTCCCTCAAGGAAACCAGTGCTTGTAGCAAAGTCCCAGACCGCCGTAGCCACCTTACCGATCATAGTGGCTACATTCCCGGCGATAGTTTTGATTGAATCGAAAATGGACTTGATTGTGTTCATCTTCTCGCCATTTGAAACAAATGCCTTGACCTTGCTGACGATAGTTTGCAAGACCGTTCCCACCGGGCCAAGTTTCTGTGTCAGTGTATCGAACACGGCAGAAAAACCGCCCTTATTGAACGCATCGTTCAGTGTTCCCATAAACTCATTGATTTTCGGCATGACAGTCGTTGCCAACTTATCAAATATGCCGCCTGTCATTGTGCCAATCAACTGATTGAAGTTGTCCTTCATGGTGGAAAGCTGACCGCTAAAGGTCTTTGACTGCTTTTCCATCGACTGGAAATACTTGCCGCCCTTTGAAGTCGATCTCTGCATGGAGGCGGTGATCTCATCAACTGAAATCTTACCCTTGCTGATTCGGTCGTATAGGCTTGCCATGCTTTCGCCGGTAGTGGAAGAAATCTCTTGCAGCGGGTTAAAACCCGCTTCAATCATCTGCTTCACATCTTCCAACGATACCTTACCAGCCGAGGACATCTGGCCGTATGCCGTGGCAATCCTGTTCATCTTATCGGCATCGCCCTGTGCAATATCACCCAACATAGACATTCGGTTCATCGCATCATCAGCAGTAAAGCCATAGTTCATCAAAAGCTGTGTAGTCTCGGCAAGGTCGGTCATTTCAAAAGGTGTGGAAGCGCCCATCTTTTGCAGCTTGGTAACAACCTGAGATGCCTTTTTTGCGCTGCCTGTCATAACCTCGAAAGAAGTCTGGTAGGTTTCCATCTGAGCGTTATAGTTCACACCAGCGGCGATGCCACCAGCGGCAGCCGTACCAGCTGCAACGCCGAGCTTCGCCAGAGATTTTGCGGCTTTCTTCGTGGCAGTTACCATTCCAGAACCGATTTTCTTGGTCACTTTGTCAATGCTTTTGGAAAGGGTAGTCAGCTTTTGATTGTTTAGCGTTCTGATTGCCTTTTTCAGTTTTTCAGGTTCTTTTCCGAACTTCTGAAAAGTTTTTTGGAGGTTTTCAGCATCCTTCGTGATCTTATCAAGCGGGGAAGGTTCAACCTCCCATCCAATCTGAATAAGGTCTCTTCGGATGATATTATCAGACACTTTATCACCCCCTATTTCTTGTTGATTGCTTTACGCATTTCTTCCTCGTAAATATCAAGGGCCACATTGGCTTCTTCGATTTGCTGCGGGGTCATCTGAAAAAACACGGTGTTGTAATCAAAATGACAATCAGACAGAATCAGTCGCCATGCGGCCCAGTTATTACGAACTTGTTTGTTGAGTTGTGATTTACTCTTCGTCCGGGCGAAAGTCGCCCTGCATCACTTCACGGCCCCAAGCGATCACCTCTGCCAGAGCATCCATACTCTTGAAATCATCAGGGGTCAGACCCTTGGGTTCAACGATGACATTTTTCAGGATGTAGTTCGCCAGCTTGATGTTGCTGATGTTGCTGGAACCGTCAATGTAAAAACCGTCCTGGGCTTCCAGAGCGGCAGAAATGCCGTTGAACTGAGCGGTATAAGTAACGCCGTTGATTTCCTTCTCAACCGTGTAAAACTTCTTATTTGCCATTATTGTTATCCTCCTTAAAGTTAAGAGGGAAGCGGATGATCCGCTCCCCTCTATTTGTGTTTACGATCAGGCGGGTTCGACACAACCATCAAAGACGGTGATCTCGAACGAACGAGCTTCAAGCTCGTTGCCGTAGTTAATCTCGGCGGGGTTCTTGAAGCGGGCCTTCGTGCCGCCGAAACGCTCACCGATGGACTTGTTCACGCCCCAGACGGGGAACACAGTACCCTTTCTGGCATAGTCCAGACACATAGCGTACTGAGGGCTGGAAGGGAAGATCGTCAGGCTCATATCAGCCAGCTTGTTGTTAGTCTCATTGACCACAACATCGCCCTGTGCGCCCACTACGGGAGAGAAACGCTCTTCCTGAAACGCAAAGGTAATCATATCCTCGCCCATGCCGGTGATAAACACACCATCAATGGTGATGGTGGTATCGTTGGGATTATAGTTATACATTCTCTAACCCTCCTTTAAGCGATGATAGTACCCTTGATCTTGGCGGTATGGATAGCGCCAGCAAGGGCAAACTCGAACTGACCCTCGGCATAATGCCGGGTGGAAATGTCAGAAG